TCTGTCATTATCCATAACTTGAAGAAAAGGACAATTTGCAATATACCGAAAATTATCAGCACGATTGCGAGTAAATTTAGGTCATTCATATTAAAATTCGTTTTAATTCATTAAACTTATCTGGATTTTTCATATCCTCCCAAAAGAATTTCTTGTATCTATTTCTATTAAAACCATTTTCGTTTGTATAAACAAGAAGCATTTCCTTATCACAGAGAATTATAACAGGTGCTTCTAACAAATGTGCGTAAGAATTAGCTTGTTGAAATGCTGTATATACTTCTTTTCTGTTGTGCATGGAAAGTTTTGCTTCTATAAGTACTTTGGCAATGTAGCCATTATCTGTTTTTGTACAATGCAACGCAAAATCAGGATATATTCTTTCACCGCGTCCAGCCCGTAATGGAACTTGTCGCATGTAGTCTGTCACACCCATACTATCAAGTAAAGGTATTAATAAATGTTCTTCTACATCTTTCTCTAATTTTATATTTGTACAAGCTATTTTAGGCGCATATAAGACTGGTAATTTACTTGTATCGTACTTTTTTGTCTGTATTATTCGCAAAAACTCTTGATAATCCCTATTACTTATTTCCCATCCATTTACTCCTTGAAAGTTTTTCCTGACAAGTGGATGAGAAGAAAAGTATTCATCGTTCTTTAATTCCTGCAAAGTTACATGTGGTAGCTTTATTCTACTTCCTATGTATGTGTTAGCATAGTAATAAAAGAACGGGTCTATAACACCATCTGTTTGCGCTATCCACATACATGTTATTGCACATATAGGAGAGGTTTCGTAGTGTATGAGAATATCTCCTCGCATAGTATCCTCATTAGCTTGCCAAAATGTAAAATCCAAATCTTCTATTGGCATAATCTTCCCGCCAATAAACCATGCCTTAGACGGTTTCGGCAATTCTGTTGGAATATTCTTTGTAAACCCTTGACCAAAGTCATAAAGCATAGCGCATAGCTCATACGGAGATAGTCCATTTTCTTTACGAAAAGAATATAGTATCTCGCATAGTTCCCAATAATACATACACCGTGCCCTATAATTACTCTTTTTAGGTGGTAATGGCAATTCTATGTCGAATATATCAAATACTTTTATAAGGTCAAAGAAATGGTATCGGAATATATTAGGAAAGAAATACTCTGGAGCCTTGAAAAACAACATGAAAGATATATCCATATTAGCCATGAGATATGTTTTATAGTCCGCTTTTTCTATAAAAGGTTCTCCATCATCAAACAATATCGCTCCATCTATTATTTGCTCGTATAGATTTCGTGCATCATCTATATTGGTTGGCAATAGCATCTTCTTGATTGCAAGTTCCCATAGAAGTTCACAACAATCTTCCATACTGTCTTTATCTGAAAACCTTGCCTCCATGGGATTATATTTGGAGACAATATCATATATAGATACATTGTGGGCAGCATTTTCAAATAAACTAATAGTTTTCTTGCCGACATCAGTTTGTTTATACAAGCCCCATGTGTACTGATTAAACTTCATTTCTTTGTTATGGTTACTTTAATAGGATTTCCGCAGTGGGGACAAACAATGTTATTATTTTCCTTTTGTACTTCTTCGGACGAGGCGAACAGCTGCCATATAGGCACATTAAGAGCAGTAGCAATTTCTTCTGCTTTTTCTACAAGCAGCTTTCCTGCCACTTGACGACTCAATGCTTGACGGCTTACGCCCATAGTGTCAGCAAGTTGCGAAAGAGTTATACCCTTTTCTTTTAATATTTCTTTTATTCTCATATTGCAAAGATAACTATTATATATATAATGTAAACAATACTATTTACTAAATTATGTTAATAGTAATAATTTTATTATCATTTTATTTGTTTATGTAAATAGTATTATTTACCTTTGCATTGTGATTAAGAAACAAAGTTAAAACTATTAAACTATAAGATTATGAGTACTACATTAAAGAACACTATGAGAGAGGTAATGAATCTTGCTTGGCAGTTCGTACGCAAGAATGGTTATACATTATCAGAAGCGTTAAAGTGCGCTTGGGTTAATATCAAGCTAAAAGCAGCCCTTAGCAAGCGAATAGTTAAGTTCTACTTTCAGAAAGTAGACGGCACTCTGAGAGAGGCTTACGGCACTCTTATGAGCGACAGAATACCTGCGACAAAGGGCGAGAAAAAGACAGCAGACACTTGTCAAGTGTACTTTGATTGCGAAAAAGACGAGTGGCGTTGTTTCAAAAAAGCAAACTTAGTTAGAATAGCATAAATCAACATCGGGGTAGGTTCGCCTACCCTACTAAAACCAAAGACAATGAAGAACTATCATATTACATACAGCTACAAGCATCAGAACAATGTTGTTATCGTTGATTGCGACATAGAAGAAGTACACAAATCAGATATTAAGCGTGGGGATACCATATTGTTAGATAATGGTGATACAAAGACAATCTGCATGAATAACCTAACATGGGATAAATTCTTAGGTCGCTGTATATGTGGTGATAGTTATAATATAGGTCGTAAACTTGTAAAGCGTGTGCATAACCTTAGAATAGGCACACCAAAGCAATTTGGATATTAAGACAATGAAGACATTAAACCTTATTATTAAGCAGTGCTACTTTGACGAGATTATCAAAGGCACGAAAAAGCAAGAGTTCAGAGAAGTGAAGCCAACGACTATCAAGCGACTTGTACATCTTGACGAAGACGGATATGAGTTAGAAGACGAGAACGGCAATGCTATCCCTATTCAGTATGATGGCTTACAGCTTTATGTAGGCTATGCGAAAAATAGAGCATCAGCACTTGTTGAAGTAAAGTCTGCCTATTGTGAGATTATCACAAACGAAAATGGCGAGCCTATCATATATGAATATGGTACAGATGAGAAAGGTGAGCCACTTGTATGGGTGGTAGAACAAGTAGTGTATAACTTAGGCAAAGTGCTTGCCTATAAACCAAAGGGACAATGAAGAATTTACAAGAATTATCTGCATGGGTAAAAGAGATAGTTGATGACGTTTCTAAAACAGAAAAACAACAATCGAAGCGTTGTCGTTTTACTCACAAAAGATAAAAGAAAAAGAAGATAAGAAAGTAATATCTTTGCAAAGTATAACCGCCTTAGTGGTGTTTGGTGGTAGAGAAGATATTTAAAGGGCATAAACTTCGAGGTCTAAACACCACATCAAGACTTCTTAGTTTTTGCCCTTGTTTTATAAATGCCCCCGAAATCCTTGCAAGAAAAAGGGGCAACGACACAAAACGATACAAAGATATGAAAAGTAATCAAGAAATGATACGTAAGATTGAGAATTTTTCAGTTACACAACGCACAAGTGATGGTTTTTTCGACGGCAGCGAGCTTTTAAGGCAGTGGAATGCTGTTGATGGGCATCAACAAAGAAAGATGGATGAGTATCTTTTTTCAAAAACAACAACAGAATTTATGAGTTGCTTAGAGCTTGATTTGTCCGAAAATAATTTATCCGAAATTTCCCCTAAAATTGATAATCAAGCAGTTACAAGACTATCAAAGAAAGGAAGCAGTAACATTGTTAAACGAACTAAGGCAAAAAAGAATGGAAAGGTTGGACGACCAAAAGAGCAGATTTGGATGCACCCACTCTTATTTATTGACTTTGCCATGTGGATAAATCCATCTTTTAAGGTAAAAGTTCTTCGCTTTGTCTATGACGAAATGATAAAGTACCGCAATGATGCTGGCGATGCATACAGAGATTTAAGATCTGCAATCGGTAAGATTGTTCCTGCTGACTTTATGCCAAAGGCAATGCAAAAGGTGGCAGAGGCTCTCAACTGGATAGTATTCGGTTGTCATGAGAAAATGGCAAGAAACAAATATGGTGATGAGAACAAACAGAGAGAACTCTATCAGCTTGAAAAGAAAATCGCTGACCTCATCAATGACGGCTTTATCAAGAACTATGATAGTCTTATAAACTATCTTAGAAAGAAGTATCAAGAAAATCAATATCCAAAAGTATTTAGAACGGCATGAAGAAGTTAGAAATTAATAAAAGAGTACAACAGAACTCTTAAAGAAAGATAGCCATAGGCGGAAAACCGACCATGCTGAAAATCAACAAATTATAAGATTATAAAACTATTAAGACTATGACCGAGATTAAGACAATAACCCTATGCAAAGAAACGGCAGAGCTGTTCGACTGTAAAAAGAAATTAGATGAGTGCTTTAACACCTTAGGCAAAGTTCATGAAACCCTATTAGGATATGATAAAGCCTTTGAAGACTCATTAGATAACGCATACATAGCTATGAATGATGTTATAATGCATCTTCTATCCGAGCAGATAGACACCAATAGCACAGAAAGCAATTACAAAGTAATTTAACCACATATAAAAGATTTGCCACAACGTTTTTGTTGTGGCTTTTCTGTTTTTATCCCCTACCCTATCTTTTCTTTTTGTCGGTATCTTTGTAACTATGGTAATATACGACATTCATAACAGCAAGATACTCGATGCGACACTAACAGAAGGCGCAGAACACGAGCAAGAATTAGGCAGAAGTGACCTTGTAAGATTGTCATGGCAAAGTGATGTAAAGGTTACTTTGCCAGCAGGTGCGTATATTACCCCCTTTGATGACGGCTTGAAGTATAGGCTACTCAGTCCATACACACCGACAGAGGACGATAGGGCTTTCAAATACACCCCCGAATTTCAGCACCCTTTGATGTGGCTTTCACGTGTTCCGTTTCTCTATGACACCACAGATGCGGACAAGAACCCTATCAAGCAGCAGGAGTGGTCGTTTGACGGATTAACGACAAATGCACTTGAATACGCTTGTAAGGCTATCAATGAAGCACTCAATATAACGACAGAGAGCGAAAAGTTTACATTCACCCTTTGCGGTAATGTGGATAGTTCCGTATCATTTTCTGTATCATCGAATGATATACTTTCCGTATTATCTTCTATTGCTCAAGGCTGCAAGAATAACGCTTGTGAATGGCATTTATCGTGGAAACATAAGGCTTTATACTTCGGTCAGATAAGCATAAATCTTGGCGAGGATGTTCCTACATTAAAGGTACACGAAAACATACAGAAAGCATCTGTAAGCGATAGCAAAGAACCGTATTATAACTGTTTCTATCCGCAGGGGTCTACAAAGAATATGTCTACAAAGGCACTTGTGGGCACTGGCAATGTTGCCACACTCCTACGATTAGGACTTGACAAGTCTGTTTACCCTGACGGATATATCTATGTAGACACAGAGGGGAACGTCATCACAAAGGAAGCATTTGAGGCATCAGGAGAAATCAAGCAAACGATTGCACTCTCCTTTGATGATGTTTATCCGCATATTGATTTATATGTTTACAATGTCCGTAAGCACGTGCGTTATCTCAAGAACTCTCAGACAAACACAATAGAACTTGACAGCAGAGGAAACAAAAAGACATATACTATTTGGTATATACGATTGGCGTTCTCGTCTACATCTAAGATAGCTGGAAAGACCATCATCAATACCACCTACGATAAGGACGAAAGCGGAAACATCATTACTCACTATTGGTATGACTATGAGATAGACCCAAAGAAGCAGGTATTACAAGGGTACACGCTTAAAGGAATATTCAAGGTTAACACCCACGCAGTAGATGGGCAATATGACGTACTCACGCAGGGACTTGTCGGTCAGCCTAACGGGCAGGAAGGATTTGAACTCCACTACCACGAAGTAAACAACCCAATAGCACCAAAGCCAAACGAGGGCGATAGTGGTGTCGACATCTTAAAGGGAGATTACGAAATACTCAAGTATCAAAGCGGAGATACTATTATCCCTACCAATGAGAGCGAGGGACTTTACCCACGAGGAAATACTCTCCCAGACTTCACTTGTAATATGGTCGTGCTGTTTAACATCGTAATGGGTGAGCATGAAACGAAACTTGCCCAAGCTGAGTTAGCATCACGCACCATTAAGGAGATAAAAAGACGTGCGCAGGATAATAACAACTATTCCTTTGCTTCTAATCCAAGGGCATTTGCAGACAATAACCCTAACCTTTACATAGGTCAGAAAGTTACATTTGACGATGGGCAGGGATACAAGCTAAAGACACGTGTCATAAAGTTGGTTACAAAGCTGGATTACCCGATTATTCAGGAGATAACCGTTGGCAATCAAGCCGTCAAGGGTACTATCTCGCAGTTAAAGGAGGATGTAAATAATATCCTATCGGGTAATTTCAGCGGTGGAGGATTAAACTCCACACAGACAAGTGAGCTTGTAAAGAATTATGTAGACCCACGCTTTCTAAGAAAGAATGCACCAGACACCGCCCAAGAGTTGATTACATTCTTAAAGGGTATCGCTGTTGGTAATGGATACGGCATAACTGAACTTGGCGACTTATTTGCTCGATTTATCAAGGCTAACTCTGTAAAGAGCGATGATTTCCGTTCGGGACTATTGGATGGTGCTGGCTTTGGCGTTTACAAGGACGAATATGGGAAATCAATAGCAGAGGTAGATAAACTCAATGTAAGGCAAAAAGCAACCTTCTCGGAGTTGGAGTATAAGCGTCTTGCCTTTACTACTGGAGATGTTGGATTTACATCTGCAAGCGCACATATATATAGTGTTATTCCAGTTGGTGCTAATGGTGCTCCTATCGTTAACTCAACAACATTCTTTAAGTCTGCAAATAAGCAGGTGATGATAAATAACGCCCTACTCTCTTATAGTGTGTCAGCAGGTGGAAATAGTATATCTGCTTATAGATGTTACTTTCTTGCAGATGATGGCGATAAGCGTATCAGCAATGATTGGAGAGTTGGTGACCAAGCTATGTGCAAGACTGATAACCTCATTTCTCGAACGTCAAACAGAACAGCTAATAGATACTATTGGCGTTTGGTGGTAAACAAGGGAACAGAAACTATTAATGGTAAATTATACCACTTCGTAGACCTTTCGGATGTTCGTGGCACGCTTGAGCTTACTATTGACGGCAAACAATATACTTGTGTAGGCTATGATACAAA